AATTACTGAATACGGCAAGCAAAACATTTTTGCAAAAGAGACAAAACCTTATATAGATGAAACTTATAAAGGACATGTCGTAGAAGCTGAACAGCTTAATGGACGTTTAGCAATGATCGGTATTGTTGCTTTATTAGGAGCATATATTACAACTGGACAAATTATCCCAATGATTTGGTAAACTTTATTTGGGCACATGAAACCTGCCTTTGTTTGTAAGAGAGTTACCAACCTCAGTGTTGCACCACTGGGGTTTTTATTGACTAGGTATAAATATATAGAATTTTGTTATAATTGTTAAAGAACTTTAAGACATGTTAAAAACTGACATACAACACTTCTCAACTAAAACAATTGTTGTATATGGTTTTAATAAGTCAGCTTTTCAATTATGGAACAAACAGTCCCAGATGATCAGCAGATTCTAGAAGAATACTTTGATCTGGCTACTAACAAAAAGACAGAAAAATGTTCTTGGCTGTATGGAATGATTGCAACTTATGGTGTAACACCAAATCAATTAGAAGGTTTCAGTTGGAATAAAGATTACTCAATCAATATTAAAAGTAAAAAAAGATCTGTTAAACCATTACATCCACAGTGGATTATTTTATTTAACTTAATGAAAAAACAGCCTTGCAAAAAACAAGACTGTTTTAAATCAAGTGACTTAAAAGTAAAAGAATTACTTCAAGCTCACAAAATAAGAAGAAATTTTTATCGAAAATCTAAGCTAAAACAGGGATACCTTTCTCCTGTAGCTGCCGCCTAATTTTATTTATATTCCATCTAAAGCTGTTACGAGAACGGGTTTCAGGAAATGCTGCATAGTGTGGACCTAATTTTAAAGTACCATCATCTCTATATTTAAATAGAGTCTCTCGATCAAGTCCAAGTGCTTCTTGTGCTCGACGAGTGATAACCCATCCCTTAGCTTTTGCCATGTGAGGAAAACAAAATTTAATACTTGTTTACGCTATTTAACATAAAATTTCTGTCAAGTGGCTTAATAGTTTCTTTACCTTTAAATATTCCAAGTCTTAAGCGAGGTGAAATTAAAATTAGATAACAGCGAATATATGTATGTTCAATGATGAACGTGAACCTCTCACTCTTCTTATTGAACTTACTCCACGACTAGCAAAACGAAGATATAGACAATCTATCTACGATGCATGGGAGCATAAATGTGGGTATTGCGAAGCTCCTGCTACTTCTTTAGATCATGTCATTCCAAAATTTCAATCTGGTTCTAGCTATCGAAATAATTTAATTCCTGCTTGTCGTAGCTGTAATGCTAATAAAGCGAGTTTAAAAATGGAAGATTGGTATAAGAAACAAGAATTTTTTGATGAAATACGTTTAGCAAAAATAAAAGCTTGGTGTGAAGAAGAAGTCTGTGATCTACTCGAATATACTAGATATAGTAATCGGTTTTCCTTTGGGGTATGACTGCTGGAATTAGATATAATAAATCAAGAGGTGTAATAGAGTTTACTGCTCATAAAGAAGATCATAAAACTAATCACAAAACTGATAGAAAAGAATCAGGAAATACAAGCTTAACAGATGTTTATAGATGTCGTATTGAACCTGCTGGAAATGAAAAGTGTGAGTGGGTTAAAGAACAAAGACCTGATCCAGATAAAGATAAAAAAAATAAAGAATTAAATGATGCAGCTAAAGAATTAAATCGTAATAATACAACTTTAAATAATAGAAATAAAAAAAGAAATGCAGGATATAGAAATACAGTTTCAGTTGCAAGTCATACTCCCACAGGTGAGTATGTTGTTAGACGTGGTTTATTAAGAACACATAATACTGATAATCAAGTTGATACCGATGCTAAAAATAATATAGAAAAAGCTTTTAAAGATTGGTATAAAGATAAAAAGTTAGAAGTTTATGATGATTCAATATTAGCAACAAAAGGTAAGCCTCCTTATGGAGAATTTGATCCTGTTTATTATGCTAATGAAAATGCTAATGTAAAAAATGCTTGGACAAATGCAGTTGCAGATGATGATGTAGATATTGTTGATCGTTATAAAAATAATGAAAATATTTACTATAAACAACATTATGCAAATGTTGGAAAAGGTCAAAGACTAAGAGGTAATAGAGAAGAAGCTAATGAAGCAGCTACACAGTACAGAGAATTTGCACTTACAGATGATGATGAAGCAGCCATTAGAGGATTACATTTAAATATAGATACAACTAATCAAACTGATAGATTATTAAACGTACCAGAAATAGCTACTTTATGGGAAGCAGCTAAAGGAGGAGATCCATATTGGGATGATTTAGCTAAAGAACACTATTTAGATGTTTATAACAAAGATGATTTTGCTGCTTTATTCCGTTTATCAGATGAGCCAGCACATAAAGCAATAGCTTTTAATTATCAAGCAAATACAGGTTATGGAATTACTGAATTAGAAGATGCATTAAATGAAGCTGCAGGAGAAAAAGGAATTGTAGATACTAAAAAGTTTGGAGCATTAACTCAAAACGTTTTAAAAGATACGATTGAAGAAATGAAAAAAGCAAAAGGTCGAGAAGAATTTTTAAGTACTATTTCTGGCTTTAGTGGATTTGGAGAAATAATGGATGTTAATAGTTCTCTTACTAATTCAATACTTGGAGATAGTGGAGTAGGAGGAATTGTATCTTGGCTTGGAGGAGGTAAAGCAGAAGAAAGTCTTGAAAAATCTTTAGAGGGAGTTACTGGTGTTAATAGAAATAGTGCAACATATAATTGGCAAAAATGGTATGACGAAAAATTAAAAACTAAATATGATGAAGCAATAAAACTTGGTTATACCGTAGATGATGTAGAACAAGAAATTCAAATTGATCAAGAGTTTGCAACTAAATTTATTGATGATTATTTAGATGATCGTTTTAATCAATCAAAATCAATGGATGAATTTACTGAATATTTAGATGTTAGACAAGAAGAACAAAACCCATTTCAAACACAAAGTTTATTAAGTGCTATTAAAGATGTAGCAAAAGAACGAGCTGATACTTATATGACACAATTAAGAGCAAAAGCAGATGAATTATTTGATCCTGATTATTATTGGGACCCAGCTAGTCATGAAGGAAGTAATGTAGCTTTAACGCAAGATTATGCAGATCAAAAACGTGTTATACAGGAAGATTGGGAGAAAGCAACAGGAAGAAAAGCAGATGGTACTGTAATAGAAAAAGATCCTTATTGGGCGCAGCAATCTTATCGTTTTGGTGCTATTCCTTTTGATGATACTACCCTTTCAGAAGCAGATAGAAAAAGAGCTTTTGCAAAAGTTCATTATGCAGTTAAAGGTCAAAGTTATAGAAATGCAGAAGGAGAATTAAAACCTTTTGATGGAGCAGATGATATTGTTAACCCTACAAAAGTAAAAAATTATATTTATGAAAATATTCTTCCTGATTTAGAAGATGAAGCTTTAGCTCAAGGATCTGTATTTGGTAAGTTTATTACACCAGAGGAATTTGCAGACGATATGTTGGAAGGATTAGATCCAACAGATAAATCTGAATGGGATGCCGTTTTAAAACAATATGGATTAGAAAATTTCCAAGGAAGCTTTGATGAATTAAAAGATTTCATTCTTGAAACTTTAAGAACTGGTTCAGCACAAAAGATTAGAGAACAAATTAAATTCTTAAATGAAAAAAGAAAAAAACCTACTCAGAAAATTTTAGGTGTTTCTTATATTGAAAGAGAAGAAGATTATAAAGATGAAATGTCTAAACCTGATACTGAATTATATAAAACCTTTCAAGACGCTGGATTTCAAGGAACTGAAGATGAATTTTATAATGATTTCTTTCCAGACTTAGATCGAGGAGAACAAAAGCTATTACAAAAAGGTGGTAAAGATGATCCACTTAAAACTTTTGGATTAGATCTTGATGATCCTTTTGCTTCTCTTGGAACAATTACTCAATTCTTAGAAGAAGATCCTACTGCTACAGATGATGATGATGACAGGTCTAAAGATGAAAAAGAAAATTATTTTACTTATGATTTAAAGAAATCTGATACTAACTGGAGCTACAAACCTAGAAAGAAAGAGGATCAAGTCTTAGGAGAATATACAGGTTGGTTTAAAGGATTATAAAGAATTTTTAATAATAATTGTGTATATTAAAGACACTAAATGTTATTTTTCATGGCAGATCTCTCATCAGCTATTAATTTAATCCGTAAATATGAGGGATTTAGTCAACGAGCTTATCCAGATCCGAATTCTGGAAATACTCCATATACGATTGGTTATGGAACACAATATTATCCAGATGGTGCTCCTGTAAAAGCTGGACAAAGATGTACTGAAGAAAAAGCTTTAGAATATTTATTCAATGAAATTTACGTTATAAATAAAGAATTATCTAAATTAAATTTATGTTTAGATGACTACATGAAACAAGCATTAATATCTTTTATTCATTCTGTAGGTTGGGAATCCTTTTTATATAGTCAAATTATTGATTGTATTGAAAATGAAAATTTTGCTGGAGTTTGTGAAGATATTGGTCGTTGGATTTTTGATGAAAATTATCAAATTATTGGAGGACTATTAGATAGAAGAAAAGAAGAAGTAAAATTATTCTTAACTGAAATCCATACCAATGACTGGAAAACTAGTCAAATTCTTTTAAATGCTTTTAGAACTTTTGATGGAAATGCAGGACAAATTAGAGCTATTAGAAAATTAGAAGAAAGTGTTAATCCATATATTCTTAGTGACTTTGCAAATGGCTTTAATGTAAAAATTAATACTTTAGAAGAAAATTTTGATAATGATTTTTATGCATCTGTATAGAGTTGTGATTTAGAATAAAGTCATTAGTGGAAGACAAAATGAGACATCAAGCAAAATCACGAGAATTTGCACTCCCATTAGAGCTTCAATTCTCTATGAGAAAGGCCGAGCTTGGAGCACAAGAGATGACATGGGAACAATTATATGCAGCTTTAGTGAATTTGTATTATCAAAGGTTAATGGAATGGCATGCTATTAAAGCATTAATTGCTGAAGAAAATATTACTTTAGATTTTGATATTCCTACAGATATTGAATTACAACAGTTAGCAGCAGATTGTGAGCATGTTGACGATTGGGATGAAAATAACGAAGATCCTTTTGCTCCTGCTTAACCTAATAATTTATTTAAATACCATTTAGCTTTCTTTAAAGATTCAATACCTCCTTTATTTTTTTCTCTCCATAAGTATTTAATAATATTTCCTTTTAAATAACCACGAAATTCTTCTGCACTTAATTGAGCTTCAATTGCGTCAATGCATTCAATTGATCCAGCTGCATAATGCATTGGACGATCTACATTATCAAATTGATGCATATGAGTATCTGCATCATCTTTTTTTATAGGTTTTATTTCATTCATATGTTCATCAAATAATTTTGTAATTTCTTCATATGATAAAACATTAGTTGAATTTTTTTTTGCGAATATTGCAAGATTATCACTTAATTGATTTACTTCTTGTTTTTCTGCTTCTGGACCAGCCATACGCATTTTAGGAGATGTCTCGTCTATCGGCTCAAGCCACGTCTCATCAAGGATTCTTTTTTCATTTGATCCGATGGGGACCCTAGTGCTATTAGAAGTTTGGGAGACTTTGGAGATGAACCTGGAAATTGGCCCGAATCTTCCATTGATGGAATGTACCCCGTCAGTCCTGCTCTCTGGCTCTTGTCTCTCTTCTCTCCTTCCAAAGTTAAATTCCTTCTGTCCATCCCTGTTTCGCATGCAGTTAATCCACGATTATATTGATCATAGAGTGGAACATCATTATTTTCATTATCAATTGGTGCTCCAAAATCTTGGAGATCTAAATATGCGCAATCTAATTCGTCTTTAACGAAATCACCTAAAAAACTTTTGTTAGATCCGTAGCCAGCCATAGGATTATACGAGTCTTGATGTACTCCTTTTACAATATTATCATGGCAAGTTTATACAGTTCTACTTACGATCCTCAGAAGGATTCAGCTACTTCTGGAAGTGAAGTATCAGATTTAAATCCTGAAAGAATTTATGATACTGATTTACGTAGAGTAGATCCAGATCTTCGTGACGATTTAGATGTTAATAATAAACAAAAACGAGTTTCTAAATTTATGAAAGCAGCTCGTGCAGCAGGTAAATATAAACAAAATACAGGTATATCTGAACCATCTATTAGAGGCAAGACTCCTGTTGGCAAAGCTGCAATATCAGGTGTAGAGCTACCAAGCTTAAGAGGTAGGAATTTTGGTCCTCCAGGTGCTGGTGCTACAGAATATGCTCATAAGCCAAAATCTTATTTTGGTAGAGGATTTTAGACTTTTGAATAAACCACATCTTTTGGTTGATTTTGATATTTTCCTTGACGATCTTTATAACTAACCATACAAGCTTTACCACGAAAAAATAATAACTGGATAATCCCTTCATTTGCATAAATACGATTAAATAATCCTGTTGCATTATTAATTTGTAGGGTTAAATATCCTTCCCAACCTCCTTCTGCAGGTGTGATATTACAATGTATTCCTGAACGTGCATAACTTGATTTACCAGCTGGAATAACTGTTATATCTTCTGGCAAACATAGACGTTCATGTGCAACACATAATGCATATCCATATGGAGGAATAATAAAGTATTTTCCACTTTCATCTTCTTTTAATTCAGTTTCTTTTAATATGTCAGGATTAAATTTTTTTGGATCACAATCTCCTCTAGAAGGTGTTCCAAAGATTAAACACTTTGTAGAAGATAATCGAATATCATAACCATAGGAACCTAATCCATAACTAAGAATTTTATGTCCATTCTCTTCTTTAACTACATGATCTACAAAAGGTTCAATTAATTTACTTCCTAAAGATAATGCTTTAATTTCCCAGTCTGAAAGAATGCTCATAATTTTTTAGTCAGTTTGTTTAGTATAAATATGTCAGCACAAAATGCGACCTTTTTCAGAATATATTCCAATAAATCTTTCTGTCATTTCTGTGGAATTATGAATAGGAGGTAAATAAACCAAGAATGAAGTACATGTTTTATGTTTACTAACACCAGTGCTTGTATTTTTCAAGAGTAAAGGAGCAGTTTTTAATATACAGATAGGAAAATCAAATATTTTTTGTTCATAGCGAATCATATCAGGACAATTTGTAAAATATAAACCTTGTTCTATATCATTTGATAACCATGAATTATATAATTTTCTAAACCAAACAGCATGAGAAGAAGTCAAACTAGGAGATGATGCTCTAGTCATTTTCCATTTATCATTTTTTTTATCCCAGAAATAAGCACCTCTGGGAGGAAATAAATAAACTCTACCAAACCACTGTTGAGAATTTAATCCATCATCAGATGGTGTAAAAAAATTCTCTGCTTCGACATATTTATTTGCAGTTTTAGAACTTGCTACATCCAACTCAATACCTTCTAATAAAGCATGAGCTGCTGCAACTAAATCATAATTAGTAATTAATTCTAAATCTTCACGACGTTTTGTAATATCGTGGATAGCCATTACTCAATTGAACAAGGAGCTAAATCTGGCTTATCATTTAAATCGTTATAATCAATTTCAAAATATCTCATACCTTCTTTATCATTAATAACATAACCAGCTTTTTCATCTGGCTTTATTTTTTGTGCAGCTTCTAATATTCTTCTAAAACTTTCAGCTAAATCACCTTTATTAGCACGTTCTGAATCTTCTTTAGCAGAATTTAATTCTTCTAATGTTAGAAAAAACATTGAACGTTCTTTATTGTTTGGTTGAAAAACCATTACTCCTGGTCCTTCAGCTTTCCACATTTTTATATATTGTTGGCCCATATCGCCAAGAATAAATTTTATAGTAGTGTCTAACATCTTTGATTTGGTTTCATCCATTTCTGGACCAATAATTGATGCTAAGAGGCGTTCTCTTCTGTTCATTTTTCTAATAATCCTTGGCGAGAAAGTGATTCTAAAAGTTTTGGCATTGGTTGATATAAAACAACCATCTTTCCTAATACACCACGTTTTTTAACAAGTTTTCCTTCTTCATCTCTTACTTTATCGAATTCTCCAGAACGTATCAGATATTCAGCTACGCAACGAAGTCTTCTTTTTAAAGGTAATTCAGCTTGAGGAAACTTTCCACAGATAGTATCAGGAGTCATATCTTTAAAAGCTAGACGTAAACGATTAGCTAAAGTCATATTAGAATTAGCATCTTCTTCCTCATAATTTTTTACGTTTTCTAAATACCTACGAAGACAAGCATTATCAAAAGAACCATGTGGAGGTAAAAAAACTTCAACTTGTTTAACTAAAGATATAGGTAATAAGTCAGCATAATTTCTCAGGGTTACTTTAGGAATATCTACATTTTTAAAACGATGAGCCATCACCCCAGTTTTCCAAGACTTGTGGATTTGTACATGGGAGAAGCTTTTTTTCTGTAATCTTGGTTTTCCATCTTGCGGTTTTTCGCAAATGATTGCACTATTTGATTCCACGGAATTCTAATAATTGCTTTTTTTGTAGGATTTGGTGAGGCATTAACATAATGAATACCTTCTATCCATCCTTTTTCAGGAGTTTTTCTTCCAAGAGCCATCCAATTTCTAATTGTTTGATCAGAAATACCAAGTCTTCTGGCACATTCTTCAGTTGAAATATATTCATCAGCAAATGCTTCTGGATTTAATATATCAGTTTCTCCTTTAGCATAACGACTATGCCAGATAGCAGAAAGTATATTTTTTACTCCTTTTAATTCCCAAGCAATATCTTCTAAACCTTTACGAATCCCAGACTTCATAATGAGCATTTCCTTTTATTAGATGCTAATGTAACGATGAATGTTTTGCCCAAATGGATTCTCAATTACCACCTAATCAAGAACAACCTCAAACTCAAATTACTCCAGAGCAATTAGAGGAAATGAAATTTATGGCTCGGCAACAAGCCATACAACAAATAACTCAACAAAGACAATCGACTAAACAACAAGAAGTTGTTTACGTAAGAAGAAACCTTACAGTAGCTGAAGTCATCGTAGTCTTTATTATTTCTTGTGGGTTAGTATTTGGAATTCAAGCAAGTTGGAATTTTGCTACTAATGTATTACCTAAGATCGAAATTAAAGTAAATCAGTAGCGTAAGATTAGCAATCTATAATTAGTATAAGGCTTTTATGTAGATAAGAAGTGGCAAACCGAAGGATTAGTGAACTTCAAGAACAAGCTGGACTTCAGTTAGATGAAGATGATCTATTAACGGTAGTCCATGTTGCAGAAGTTGACCCAGCAATCAAGAATAAAAAACTTACAATATCGGGAACAAAAGCATATTTAAATGTCTATTATCTTCCAAAAACAGGAGGAACAGTTAGTGGAAATGTAATTGTACAAGATGATTTAACAGTATCAGGTACAACAACATTAGGTCCTGTAGATTCAACAGGAACTTCTACACTTAATGCATTAATTGTCAAAACAGATGCCACTGTTACAGGAACAGTTAGTGGGGCAACCATTACTGGTAATTTTATAAAAGCAACTAATATTACTGGTCAATTAATTAGTGGTGTCAATGTTTCTGGTACAACTGCAACATTCACAACAGGTACTTATACAAGACTTACAGGTGTAACAACTACTGGTACTTCTGCACAATTTACTTCGATTACTGGTGGGACTATTAGTGGTACAACCATTACGGGTATAACTGTTAAAGCAACAACTGGTGTATTTGCTGAACTAGATACTCCTGCACTTGAAGTTGGAAACTTAACAGTACAAACAGGATTAATAGTTTCTGGTACAGGCAAAATCCAAAATGTAGAAACAAGTGGAACTATATCTGGAGCAACAATAACTGGTGGAGTAAAAATTCTTTCTCCTTTAATTACAGGTGCAACAGTCGTTGGTACAACTAAAGTTTCAGGTACAACAGTTACTGGTACTGATGCTTTATTTACAAATGCGACTGCTGTTAATGTTACTGGTACAACTTTAGTTTCTGGAGCTGTTGTTTCTGGAGCAGTTGGACGATATGGAACATTAACAGGAGTAACAGCAACCTTTACTCAAACTGCATCTGGTGAAACCATTACAGGTACTGCTGGAAGATTTACTAATCTTACTGGACAAGTTGGTACAGTTACTTCCTTAACGGTAACAACAATACAAGGTTCAAATTTAAATATTCCTAATATTACTGGAACAATTATTCAAGGTACAGCTAAAGTTTCGGGTGTTACAGTTACAGGTGCTAGTGGTGCATTTACTTCAGTTACTGGTGCAACAGGTGTCTTTACTACACTTGCATCTGGAGCAGTTGTTAGCGGTAATGCTGTTAGAGGAACAGTTATTACTGGAGGAACAGTTGTAGGTACCACCCTTGTTTCTGGAT